GCGCACAGATTTACCACCCCGTACTCAAAGTCTTCCGCGAGGAGTACGAGCCGCGCTTACCCGAAATCTACTGGTTCAGCGAACGCATAGCCCTCCTCATGGAGTGGGCGCAGGACAAGGACGCGAAGGAAATCCCGCACCTTATCAGCGTTTCGCGCCGCCCTGTTCCATCTCGCGCTTCTCGCGCTATACTCGCAAGCATATGTCCGCTACCGCCATCAACACCTACGACGACTTCAAGGAACACATTCGCACCGCCGTTGAGGGGCAGGGCATGACCAGAGGCGAGCTTGCAAACCGCATGGATGCGGATGGCATCCTCCGCGCTCATACCGTCCGCTGCCTCCTCGGGACACCGGGAACACGCAACGGAAGGCGCAAGCCCGCGTTTGACTCCGCGCTCGCAATCGCGCACGCTGCCGGATTTGAGTTGATTCTGAGAAAGCGGAAGGTACGATCATGACAGAAGACGCACCCCTCGATAGGGGGAAGGGGGATGTCCGCGACCTCGTCACGCGCCGCGAGAAGACCCTGCACCTATCCTGCCTTGAGCGAGCCGTCTACGGCGGTTGGGACATTCCAGCCGAGGCAGCCAAGTCTGCGCCCGCCTTCTTGCAGGACGTGATGAACGACCCGAACATGGATACCCGCACCCGCGTGCGAGCCGTGGAAGTCCTTGCATCCCTGTCCCGTGACCGCGTAGACGCGACCGTGCAGCTCGACCGCATCTTGCGCCTTGACGCTGGTACGGCAACCGACCGCGTGGAAGTGATCCACGACCTTGGAGATCAAGCCCTTGATGCCGTCGCTCAAAGCCTCAACCAGATCCAGCCCCCCAAGTGCCTTCCAAAGCCAAAGCGAAAACCAAAGCGCAAAGCCTGACCCCGGAGCAGGCGGTCGCCGCAGCGCGGGAGAACCCGGCAGCGTTTCTTGCCTTGTGCCTCGGAAAGCCCGTCTCCGACCTGCAACGCAGTCTGCTCGCGCATGGGTTGAAGCACCATAGTTGGTACGCGGAACTACCCCGAGGACACGCTAAGACCTCGACCCTCACCTACCTTGCCGCGTGGTGGCTCGGTCGTCGCCCAGCGACACGGTTTAAGCTGATCGGTCAGAACGACGAAGCCGCGTCGGCAACCTCTCGCTTCCTGCGCGACATCATCCGCAGCCCCATCTACCGCGCCACCTTCCCGCACGTTGAACTGAAGCCCGGGGAAGACACCGTCATGGCGTGGTCGATCACCGCGCCCGGGGTAGGCGCGAGGCGTGACCCGTCCGTCCAAGCCTCCGGCATCTTCGGCAGAACGGGCGGACGCGCCGACGTTCTTTGGCCGGATGACATTTGCGACCTACGCAACGCCGTCCTCCAGCCGACCCTCCGCGCACAGGTCAAGGAGGCGATGAACAACATCTGGCTCCCCATGCTTGACCCGTCCGCCAAGCACCCCGCCCGCATTTGGCGCACGGCGACCCCCTTCCATACGGACGACATTACCGCCGACTGGAGACGCGAATGCGAACGCGCTGGCACGCTCCTGCGCGAGCCTTGCCGGGGACTGATTAGCCCGTGGGCGAGCGTGTTCACACCTGAGATCCTCGACCAGAAGCGCCGCGAGATGGGGCCGATGGCATACGCCCGCGCCTACGAACTCGTCCCGCTGTCCTCCGACCTCCTGATCTTCCGACCTGAGTGGACGCGCTACTACCGCTCCGGGACGGTTCCCCTCGGTACGCGCACGGTCGCCGCTATCGACTGGGGCTACGGAAAGAAGCGCCAAGAGCGCGACGACCCTGATTACTCGGTCTGCATCGTGGGCGAGGTCGACCAAGCCCGCAACCTGTACCTGACCGACATCCTGCGCGTCCGCGAGTCCTTCCCTGACTTCGCCCGCATGGCGAAAGACCTCGTCGAGCGCCGAGGAGTGGGCATGGTGCTGGCGGAGGCGAACGGGCCGCAGAAGGGCGTGTTCGACCAATTCCGCCAAGACTGCCACCAGCCCGTCATTGCCGTCACCCGTACCGCCGACAAGCATTTACGCGCCGCCGCCGCACAGCCGTTTGTTGAGCAGGGGAAGCTCCTGTTCCCGCAGAACCATGACGGGCAAGTCCACGCCGACTTCCGTTCGACCCTTGACGAAATGCTCGCCTTCCCCGCTGGCAGTCACGATGACACGGTCGATTGCATCGTTGACCTCTGCACCGCAGCGTCGAGCGGGACGGTAGTGACATCGGGCGGCGCGGTCACCGTGGCGACGGACACGAGCAGGATGTTCGATTCTCGCGCAGTCAAGCGCAGAATGTTCGGTTGAATCGCTACGATGCGTTCCATGTGCCGAAACGACATTGAGCGCCGTCTTGGATTTGCAGCCGCATGGCGCGGCGCACCGGAGCCGCAGTATTACGCGGGACTAAGCAAACTCGGCGCAAACGACCGGAAGCGGGTAAGCGGGACAGAATTCCGCAAGCTCTTCCCAGACGCACAGGTCGGATGGAGTTACGACTTCAACAAATTGCAACCTATCAAAGACGACCGACTCTACTGGGTTGGATTCGTGAGCGGCACGCCGCGAGAGATCACGCGTTTCGTCATGTACACACCAACCAACAAGCCAACAACCTGCGGCGCGAAGTGCAGGAACGCGGCTGGGCCTGCTTGCGACTGTAGTTGCAAAGGCGAGAATCACGGCAAGAACAAAGGAACCACATGAGCAAGCAAGACATCGAGAAACGTTTGGGATTCGCGGCGCAAGGCGTGAAGGCGGAGTTTGTTGCTGACAGAATGACTACCGCCGGGGCGCTTCGTAGGGCGATGAGGGCTAAGGGTGTTATTAGTGCTGGCGACCTTGAATGGTACGGAATTCTGGCAAGCGACCCCGATTCAGCACCTTACTTGTACAAAGCAGGCGCATTGGAAAGAATGGAAGATGATCGTCATCAACCAAATATTTTCTTTCCGGCTCCAAAGAAGAAGTCCTCCCGCCCCGGCGCGAAGGCGAAGTTTGAGTATTTGCAATCTGATTACATGAAATTGATGCGCTATCACCAAATGGCAATGAATGGAGATCGTTTAGCGTTCAAGACAAGTGAGGCTGAAAAGGCTTGCGATTTGGCACTTAACAATAAGCCTTATCGACCAAATCCCAAGGCAAAATCATCGCATGATCTAGCCGAAGAATTGAAAGATGCTTTAGGGGAAGCGTATTAAATGACTCCCTCACATCAAATGTTCCGCCTCGGCGCGAAGGCGAAGGCGTGAGCCAGCGCAAGGCGATCATGCGCCGACTGGGTATCTTCGCCCTGCCGACAAGCAAGCGCAAGCTGACCATCGACCAAGCCGAAGCGGCGCTCAAGCGCCTTGGGTATACGCTTGACTTCCGCAGCGGGCAGACCAATCCGCCAACGTGGCAAACCTCCTACGAGGTGAAGCAGCCGAACGGCGTTGTCAAGCGCATGACGGTAGACCAGATCAAAGCCCTGATGCAGCGGTCGAGGTTCGATAGCAACTGCGGCATTGGTAAGGGCGGATTCAAACCCGGGAACACCTGCGGAGCCGAAGGTGGCGGCGGCGGTGGTTCGTCATCGAAGCCAAGCGACACCGTGCGCGGCATTGAAGACCGCGCCAAGGCGGCTGGGAAGTCGTTCACGGAGCAATGGCTATCGGAAACCCGCTCCGACATTACCCGCCAGTACGACCAACGCGATGCGCGGGAGGCAAAAAAGGCGGCGGACACCATTCGCAAGAAGGAAGCCGAACTCGCTGAAGTGAAGCGACAAGGCCCACAGGCACGCGCTGGCGGGTTGCCTGAAAAGGCGAAGACCATCCGCGCCCTTGAAGGTCAACTCGACAAGGCAAAGCAGGACGTGGAAACCCTACGCAAGCAGCATGAAGCCGCTGCCAAGGCAAGCGAAGCCGCAATGCGTACTATGCGCGAGAAGCGTGCAGCGCAGAACACCCCAGAGGCTAAACGCGCTGCCGACATTGCACGCTCCAACAAACAAGCCCTCAGCATGGTGAATCGAGAGCGCAAGCAGCGCGGGCTTCCACCACTCAACAAACTCCCGGATTAAGCAATGCCCGACCCGATCAACAACCCGCTCTCGCAACGTCAGTCGATCCCCGGCGCAGGATTGCCACCAACCAAGCGACCGCGCAAGCCGCTGCCGCCTCCGATTGATCGTGGACTGACCGGGCCGCTCGCCATGCCCGTGGAAGTGCAGCGGACGTTCTTCCGAACCGCCAGCCTGATGCTGCGGAACTCCAGCCTCGCGTACCGCCTTGACCCGAACTATCAGGCGATGATGCGGGCAGACGCGGACATCGAGGGCGTGCTGCGCTCCCTGCTCGTGACCCTTGCCGGGTTGGAGTGGAACGTCCTTTCCGACGACGAATCAGATCCCCGCCTCGTCAAGCTCGCCGAGCGCATTGCCGAGATCATCGGCGCAGCCCCTCGCCGTAGCGATATGTTCCGCTCCCTGCACGAAGCCGTTTGGTACGGGTGCAGCGCCGTAAACGTGGTCTACGACCGCGACCCGCGCATGGGGGTACGCATCCGCGAATGGCTCCCGCTCGCCTCCGACACCCTCGCCTTTGACCAGACCGGGAACGTGGCGATGCGCGTTGGTAGCGCCTACATCAACGAGGCATCCGTCACCGACCTCGGCTTTGACTCGCTCGTCCACCTGTTCGACGACAACGAACGCCGCGCCATCGTCCTGCACCGCGTATTCACCACCGCGCCTAACTTCATCGACCCGAACAGCGCCGAGACGGTTTACCGTGGCGTAGGGGCGCGAGATGTCTGTTGGTACATCTGGCTCTTGAAGCAGGAAGTCCTACAGAACGCCGCCGCCTATGTGGAGCGGTACGCCCTTGGCATCCGCGTTGGGTACTACCCAGCCGGGAACGATGCCGCCAAGAGCGAGATGATGACCATCTTGCAGAACTTGGTCAACGACAACTCGGTCGTCCTGCCCCGCATCAGTCCAACCGAGTCCATGTACGACATCGACATCAAGGACGCGAACGGTGGCCGCGCCCAGATCTTTATGGAGTTGGTCAACTGGCTCTCTGGCAAACTCAAGGAAGCGATCCTCGGTCAGTCGCTCTCTAGCGAGGCTGGCGGGACGGGCATGGGGTCAGGCGTTGCCGACCTCCACGCCGATACCCTTTCCCGCGTAATCCGCTATCACGCGGATTGCCTCGCAGAAAGCCTGACCACCGACCTTGTCCGCATCATTGCCGGGATGCTCGGAGCCTCCGAAGAGGATGCCCGCCGCATCCGGTTCGTCTTCGCCCCAGAGCGCCCGAACCCCAAGGAGCGGCTGGAAGCAATTCAGACGTTCATCCAAATGGGTGGGCGCGTCAGCGAGCGCGAAGTCCGCGACCTCCTCGGTCTGTCCGACCCGGAAGACGGGGAATCCGTCCTTGGTGGTCAAGCCGCAGGCAGCGCGGGCGCATCGAGCAACCCGCTCTCCGCCATGCTTGGGCAGGGGAACGAGAGCGAAGGCGACGAGCCAGCCCCTGAAGCGCCGAAGGTAGCCGCCGTCCGCAAGCGCAAGCGATGACAAAAGCCGAACTAGACAAGCACCTCCGCAAAGTCCTGCGCCAGTCGCAGCAGGCGTACCGCCGTGCGGTCGCGGCGCAGGTCAGGGGCGAAGATGCCCTCGCCGCGTGGGCAGAGTTTCACGAGGCAACGGCGGCGCTCCTAATGGCATCGTGGTTGTTCGGGGCGCGTGACACCGTGGACACCGCCAAGATCCCGGATGGGGCTATTGAGGGAATGCTCGACGATGGGGACGCGGTCAAGTTCGACCGGGACGTACCGATCTCCCTTGAGGGCTTCGGGACGAAGTGGATGGCTCCGATCACGGGTTGGTTCAGGAAGCGCGTCCCAATCTCACGCGCCGACTGGGAGCTGCTCATTAAGGCAGCCGCCGCCAGCGCTGGGGACGTGACCGATCACGAACGCGAAAACGCCCTTCCTGACCTCCGCAAGCAGTCCCCAATCCTCGATTCGTTGTTACGCGGTGTTACACGAGGGCCGCAGGGCGCTATCTCCCGGGTGAAGCGGATCGTCGATACCACCTTCTTTGTGACTGCCATGAACCCCGCTCAAACGCGCATGGTGCAGGAACTGATCGCGCAGGTCATCGAAGAGCGCCCTACCAAAAGCGTGGTCGGCAAGCTCATCAAGACCATGAACCTCGGCGACTTCGTGACCACCGCCCAACTCATGACCGGGACAGGGCTAACGTCTTCCCGCCTTGAAACCGTCCTGCGTACGAACACGAACCGCGCCATGACCGAGGGCAGCGCCGAAGTCCTACGGGATGAGCGGGTACAGGCGTTCGTCCCGCTAGTGCAATTCAGCGCCACCAAAGACCCGCGCACGCGGGACACGCATCGAGCCTTTGACGGCTACGTCGGGACGATGGCAGACTTTGACCGCCTTGGGATTGCCCCGCCGCTTGGCTTCAACTGCTTCCCCGGATGGCAACCCGTTGAAGGGGCGGTCGATATCGGCTTCCGTTCGCTATATCGCGGAGCGTTGGTAAACCTCAATACGCGGTCTGGTCATACTGTCACAGCGACAGCCAACCACCCAATACTCACCAGCCGAGGATGGTTGCCTGCTTATGCTGTCAAGGTTGGCGACAAGATGCTGCGCCGCAGCGGCAACGCCGTGGACACGGCGGAACGATCCGGAAACGACAAGGGCGACCACCTGCCACCCACAGCCCTGCAAGTATTCGACACGCTTGCGGCGAAGGCTGTAGCCGCAACGACTGTCAATGCGAAGACTTCCCGCCATGTGTTCTACGGCGACGCGCTTTCCATGCAGGGCGAAATCGAGGTTGTATGGGCCGACCGCGTGCTGGTGTTCGATACCGTCAATGCCGAGCGCACGGATGGCATCAAAGAGCGGCAGCTCGTCCGGGCTAGTTCGCCGAGAGCAGGACTTGGCACTTCGAATCATCTCGTCCATGCTTCGTTTGCGACCGCGAGAAGCAGCCCAAGCGGCTCCGCATTGGCGCTTGATAGCGGCAGGATCTTGCTTGATCCGGCTCCATTTCAACGCTTCGGACTCCCCTTGCGTGCGGAGATGAACGCCGCGGCGCTTGAGCCGTATGTCGATTGCACGGCGAGAAACGCCGACAGATTTGGCGATTTGGTTGGTACTTTCGCCAGCGCGGTAACGCTTGACGATGTCGTCGATGTCGATGTTGTTTCTGATTGGTCTGGCCATGTGTATGACTTCCGTAGTAGCAGCGGCATTCTTCTTGCTGACAGTATAGTCGTAAGCAACTGCCGCTGCGCCATCATTCCCGTCCCTGCCGCCGAGGCTTTGCGCGAGCGATGGACGCGCCCGAACGGGACGATAGACCCAGCCGCTATTGCCAAGCACAACGGAGCGCGTCAGCGGCTAGTGGACACGCGCCAAGTTCCTGACCCCGGTTTCGTAAACGCATAAATAAATCGCAATGGAGATCGCTACGATGCACGACATGAGCAACACACGCAAGGAAATCGCCGCCCGTCTTGGATTTGCTGCTGGCAACGGCGCGAAGGTGTCGTTTGAGCGTTACGAAATTGGCGATGCGTTTAAGTTTGAAGACAAGATTTATGTAATCAATAGTCATCCAAACGAAATCAACGCGGTGCTTTCTTCTGCTGATTCAAATGCAAAAAAAGCACTAAGCCTTGCGGACTTTGCTCATGCTAAATGGTTGCAATTTGAAGGCAAAGCAAAGTCCACCCGCCCCGGCGCGAAGGGGGCGTTTGCAAAATGGGAAGTAACGCCAACAAAAAAGAACGGCGTTCCTATTGAAGAACACACCGCAAAAATTGGTATTGATCTTTGGAAGATTGACACAATGCCACACGCGGGCGTAGGTGTTGGCTCGTTGTATCGCTGGGATAAATTGCGCGGTTTAAGACTTGTTTCAACAGGTCAAGTTGATTTGTTGAAGAAACAAGCAGAAGCGATTTCAACAAAGAAAGACGCAATTTCTGATTTAATGCGCGGTTTCTCCCGCTCCGGCACAAAGACAACCATGACCCGCGAGCAGACCGAGGAGCAGAAGGCAGGGCTGAAGATCATGTCCGCCGCTGACCCAGCCGTCGGCGCGAAGATCGCCAAGCTCATCAAAGAAGGCAAGCCACAAGACCAAGCGGTCGCAATCGCGCTCGATATGAAGCGCAGAGGAGAACTGTAAATGCCACAATCATTTCTATCGACTGCGCAACCAGCGTCGCAATTCCTTGCCCCCGCAGCTGCATCGGCAAGTTACGGATCAATTGCACCTACGACCACCAAGCCAACGACCGGGGTCATTTACACCCTCGAAACGGCCGTATGCCCAAGCCTGTTGAAGATCACCCCATTGAGCAGCGTGAACAACGCTACTGGGGTTGGTATGCGCGTGGTTGGCTGGAACCCGTGTCCGATTCCGGTCACCTATACGAACCTCATCACCTACAGCCAAACCTTTGATAACGCTGCATGGATCAAGTCGAACCTTGCAGTAACGGGCGGCTCTATTGATGCCTCCGTTGCGCCAGATGGAACGACAACCGCAGATCACGCTCTTGAAACGGGCGCAACTGTCAACCATTACATTGGCCGTGATTTAGGATCGCCCGGCGCATCTACCGATATTCGCACGCACTCGGTCTATGTCAAGGGTGGACTGGGTCGGCAATACGCATCTATTTGCTGTGGCAACGCCTCGGGCGGCCCTTACTACACAATTACCGTTGATCTAAATACGGGCAATATTACGCAGACCGATCTTGTCAACACGGGAACATGGTTCACCACTACGCCAACCGCAACGGTTACGAGCGTTGGTAATTCGTGGTATCGCGTGGCTGTTACCTGCCGTCAAATACAGTATTTCCTGATTTCTCCAAGTGACACAGCGACACCAGCAAGCGGTAGTAACTGGGGTTTGGGTTCATATACCTCAGATGTCGCCAAGGGTGTTGTGTTGTGGGGCGGACAAGTGGAGTGGGGAACGACCGCATCTCCGTACCTTGCTACCACTACTGCGGCCGCCACAGCAACGAACACGACCGTCCCGCCAGTTACTGGATGGCTTCCAACCGTCTTGGCAGACTTGACGCTGACCTACAGCACGGGAACCGTAGCCTCTATCACGGTCAACAATGTCCCCTCGTATGTCTTCTCCAACATCACACAGGTGGCACTCAGCCCAGACGCTTCTCTTTACCGCCCATCGACGGTAACGGCTACAGCGACTGAAACGGCTTCAGCCCTTGTTGACGCGGTTGGATCTCAGTTGGTTCAATTGCAATTCAAGGCAAACACGGGAAGCATGGGCGCGGCGTGGTATAGCATCTAATGCGGAACCGACTCTCCAACGCCATAAGACGATTCCGTCGCCCCGGATTAAGCGGGACGGCAGCGGGATGGACGCAATACTTGCCGAACTCGACAAGCTTCACCGTCTCAGATTACGCGTCTATTGCGGAGCAGTCGGCAAGCACGCTTCGGTTCCTTCGCCCGGTTTCTTCGCCCGGTTATGACTTTCAAAATGCATCTCCGGGAAGCCGTGTGTCGTTTACAACAACGGCTACATCCGTGCGCGTGTCTATGTTTCACAATGATCTTGTGAGATTCACCGGAGACATCAATAACCAATACAGTATTGGAGCGATTCTTGTTGATGGCGTAGAGGTTAAAACGTATCAATGGGCGCAAGCGTGGAACGAAACCGGAATCGTGACGATTGAAATAAGCCTTTCAGCAGGCTCTAAGACGGTCACAATCGTCTGGCCGTACTGGACTGGGTTTGAGTTGCGAAAGATTGAAGTCAACATAGGCGCAACATTCACAGCCCCGTCAAGACCAGCCAACAAAATAGCGGTGTGCGGGGACAGCATTTCCCAAGGCGCAACGGCTTCAAAGGTCACAACGACATGGCCATACCTTCTAGCAATCGCTGAAACCAAGCAGTTGGTAAATTTGGCAAACGGCGGAGCAATGGCGGTTGCAACAGATGCAAATGGATTGACTGGCACGGGCTGCAATGTTGTGACCTACATGATTGGCTACAACAATTTCGTAGCGCAAACTTTGCCAGCAACATTTCAAACTGCCGTGCAGGGATGGATTACCAACGCCCGTGCGGCATTGCCTTCCGCTGCTATTTATGTAATTTCACCGATTTACTCTCCAAATACTGGCGCAACGTATCAGCTTTCTAATTACCGAAGCGCAGTACAGGCGGCTGAGCTGGCTGCTGGTGACGCGAACACGTTCTACGTTGATGGTTTGTCGATCATGACAAACAACATCAATCGGCTTTACGAGGGTGCGGCGGGCGTTCACCCTAATGATCTTGGTTCGTCTGAAATCGCTACTAACCTTTCGTCGATTGTGTAACCCTATGAGCAGCGCAGGAAACGTACCCAACTTCGTAGCAGCCTCTGGGCAAACGATTTTCCCTTTCCGCATCTGCAAGATGGGTGGGCAGAACTTCACCCTACAAGCCGCAGGCACGCCGGACGACATTGTTCTTGGCGTGGCTGACGGCAGTACCTACCTCTTCAATTCAACCGCGCACGCCATTGCTGGCGGGTTGGTCAATTTGCAGAATGGCGAGTTCGTGCAACTACAGGCTGGCGGCGCAATCACAGCAGGAGACTTGCTAGCCGTTAGCACGGCGGGCGTGGTTATCTCTGCATCTGGCAATCGTTCCTTCTATCAGGCGTGTGAAAGCGCCGTGTCTGGTGACATCCTTTGGGCCGTCCGGGTTCAGACTTGGGAATACTGATCTATGAGCAACGCAGGAAATACCCCGAACTTCACAGCCGCTAGCACGGTTCAGCCATTCTCGTGCGTCAAGGTTTCTACGACGACTGGCTTTCAAGCCAACCCCGCAACAGCCGAGACGGACGTGGTGGTGGGCATCACAGACGGCTCTAGCCGTTTGTTTGACTCGTCAGCAGCGGCTCTTTCGGGCGGTGTCCTGAGCCTTCAGAATGGTCAATTCGTGCAGCTCACCGCTGGCGGGACGATCACGGTTGGCGATGGCTTGCGACCAAATACTACCGGGACGGTGGTGACGGCAACCTCTCGCGCCCAGTTTGTAGCTTGCGAAAGCGCCGCGAGTGGCGAAGTGTTTTGGGGCAAGAAGATTGGAGCAGTAGACCCAACAGCTGTTGGGTTGTACGGTTCACGCCGCGCCAATGTGTTCATTAAAGACTGTGTCGCCGGAACGGATTCTGTAGACATATTGACTGTTGGAGATTCCAATATTGGCTACAACTATTGTGGCGTTTCTACGGGATTTCGTGAAGCACTTGCGTTCCGTGGCGCGGCTCAATACGCAACTTGTTTGACTCAATTGGCAGAAAATATTGCTAGTAATGGAAGCAATGCTGCTGGTGGAACACTCACCAACATGACGCAATTTCTTTGGAGGGGAAACACTCTTGCGGCTAGTAGTGCTGGCAATTGCACGTTTAGTTCATTAAATGCAAGAGTTGCAACATCAGATTCAAACGCAATTGCTTTAAGTACGGCGGTTGGAACATTCGGAAATTTCAAACCAAACGCATTTGAATTTGACGCGGCGTTTGTTAATGTCGGAAGCCCAACAAATACTTATACAAGTGGCGCAAATGGAGTAAGAATTGTTCCGGCGGCAACTACTCCGTTTGCCGCTGGAGATGGAAGCGGAAATGTTCCTCTTCAATACCGAGTTGTTTATGGCACATTTGCGTCCGGTAGTGGTCAATTCAAATTAAGTGTTGCGCGTAATGTGAATACAATTGTTGCAAGATCCGCAACCCCAATATCAACAAATACTGGGACAAATGGAATTGCCTCAACAGCCGCAACGCTTAATTTCAATGCGCCCGAAGTATCAAATGTTGCTGTTCCTTTTGCTTGCAATGTTGATGGGTTTCAAAGTGGAACAACAGCAGATTACATTGTTGGCCCGGCAGCATTCTTTTGGCATTCTCTTATGTTCCAAAATAGGAAGGGTTATTCGGTTACCAACCTTAGTTATTACAGCGGGCGAACGACTGCACAACTTGCTACAGACATGGCAAGCAATACAACGCTTATTAACGCTACATTGCGAGAATTGCGTGAGCGCCAAATAGTTGCTGGAGGATCGGGACGTGTGCTTGTTCTGACAAATTCAGGAATTAACGACGGAGCAACAGGCGCAGCCTATACGACCAATCTTGATTCATTGATTTCAGTATTTACAACAGCATGGGCAGGGCTTGGTTATCCGGCTACCGATCTTGCTTTCCTCATTACCAGTACACACCCTACTCCAAATTCAATAGGGGGTGAAGCTTGGTTTGTAAATCGACCTATCTTTAATACAAATGCTCAAGCGTGGGCGAGAACAAATGTTAATGATGGTCGAAATATCACCTATTGCGATTTTGAAGCGTACAGAACAGCATCTCAACTGAATTCTTCGTTTAATTATTCATTCTATCTAGATGCAGGAACGCTAACTCCATACGCGGTACACCTAAGAACTTACGCTATTGGAGCAACAACAACATTTACAGAAACACAAGTTTCAACTGTTCCAAATCCGTTACCGGGTGGATCAACGGGATTGTCATTGCCAGCAATAGCTTCTGAAAACGGATATTTTGTATTGGGAAGCTACATGGTTGACGCGCTTTTATCATGAGTGAAATCGACCTAAAGCCAACCACCGAAATGGCATCCAATGCAGCCCGTGGCCTTGAGCTACGGGAAAAGCATGGCAGGGGTGGCACGGAGATCGGCGTAGCCCGGGCGCGTGACATCAAGAACCGGGCAAACTTGTCCCCTGAAACCGTGCGCCGGATGGTGTCCTACTTCGCTCGGCACGAGGTTGACAAGCAGGGCGAGGGCTGGGGCAAGGATTCCGCCGGGTATATCGCTTGGCTCTTGTGGGGCGGCGATGCTGGCAAGGCATGGGCGGAGCGCAAGGACAAGGAACTCGACCGCAAAGAGGAGAAGACCGTGAACGCAAAGACATCTCACACAGTCGCCGAAGACGGCGACAAGGTCATGATTGAGCGCGTTGAACTGTTCATGGCGTTTGACCCCGCCATCGACGACGGCGAGGCTGACCCGGAACTCAAGCGGTTCAACAACAAGCGCCTGAAGGACATCGTTGCATCCACGCGCAAGCATATGGCTCGCGGTTCGTTCCCTCGCCTCGTCATCATGCACGAGAAGGACGGCAAGGAACCGAAGTCGGCGGTCGGTCGATTCCCGACAATTTCCTACGAAGAACGCGATGGAATTGGGTACATTGTGGGCGACATGGAAGTCAACCGCGATATTTTCGACCGCTTCATTGCTACCAACGCCTTCCCGCGTCGGTCGGCTGAGATTTGGTCAGGCTCAAACCACCTATCCGAAGTGGCGTTGCTCGGGCGTGAAACCCCGCGCCGCCCTCTCCCGGACACCCATTTCACCCGCAAGGGCGAGAAGATCACTTGTTCAAAGTCCAACCATGACCTCGTCGGGGCTGGTGGCGGACTCAATACCTTTGTCCCGACGACTACCAAGGAGGAGGCCAGCATGGCATCCAGCTACGATATGCGCGAGGAGTTGGAGGCGATGAAGTGCGCCATCTCCGATCTTTCGGCAATGATGAAGAAGAAGTTTGCGGACGACTCGGACGATAAGGACGAGATGGCTGCGGACGACGATGAGATGAAGGACGAGATGGCCGAGGAAGACGGTCAAGTTCACATCGACATCGAGAGCCATGACGTTGAGGCAGGCGAAGAGGACGAGATGGAAGACGAATCCGTCATTGCCAGCCGTCGTTCGACCTACGCTCTTCGTTCGGAAAACGCTCGCCTCAAGTCGCGGTTCGCCCGACTCGAAGCCGAGTTGAAGCGCGAGAAGTTTGAGCGCGAAGTGGAGATCATGGAGCAGGAGGGCTACCGCATCCCAGACTCACAGCGCGAGGCGCTTGTTGGTCAGTTGCAGGCTTCCCGCAACCCAGTTGCTCTCCTTGAGTCATGGCGCGACCTGTTCGCACGCGACCCAATCGGAACCAAGATTGATATGAGCCGAGCAGCCTTGCCGCGTGGCATGGACATTGGTGACGTTGGCTCACTCGTCAAGCAATTTGCTGGCAAGCCTGAAGAGTTTGCCAAGGCAATCAACGCCCGGATGAAGGGCTAAAAGGAAAAAACAATGCTTCAATTCTCTCCTAATCTGATCGCTGGCGCTGACATCAACCCCTTCCGCATCTGCAAGGTTTTCTCGTCTTCGACGGTTAGCTTTGCTGGCGCTCCGGCAACTGCCGTGACCGACTACGTTTGCGGTGTAACCGACGGATCAACCCGTCGATTTGACTCTACCGCTCATGCACTTGCGGCTACGTCAACTACGGTCGCCGACCCGATTTCCCTCCAGCCATCGAACTGCGTGCAGATCGAAGCTGGTGCGGCAATCACCAACGCTGGTACTGGCTTGATGCCAACCACCGGAGGCAAGGCAATCACCGCAGCCACCACCGGAACTATTCCGATGTTCGTCTCCCTTGAACCTGCCGCCGCTGATGGCGTCATCTTCTGGGCTTACCGCCTCCCAGCCACTCGTGGGATCGCTTAATTAGCACTCGAAAGGAGGTCATCAAATGGCCTATGTAACAGTCGGAGGCGGTCTAAACACTTACGTCCCCTCCACCAACGCGCTCGCAACTGGCGCTCTCCAAGTTGAGTTCACCCGTGCGGTGAATTCGTTTGCCATCACCCGTTATGCTCAAATCGTTGCCTGCAATCAGCAGACGGGGTATTACCTGCGTCTTGATTCGGACGACAATGTCCGCGTGACCGACGTTAACGAATTCGCTTGGCCTCTTGGTAACGACCGCCCGGTCGGCAAGATGAACCAGCACGACTTCGTTACCTTCACGGCTCAACGCTTTGCCTTCCCGTTCTACATTCCGAACGAGACGGTTAAGCAAGCCGCGTGGGACATTGTTGCCCAGCACGCTCGCAGCAAGGCACAGCTCGCTATGACCGCTCGCTCAATGCGAACGGCTACCGCGCTGACCAACACCGCAGCCGTGAACGCGTTTACCACAGCAGGCAACTATCAGGCTACTGCTAGTGGTTGGAAGGGTGTTTGGTCGGGTTCATCCACCAACGTCATTCAGGCAAGTATCCAAGACGCGCTCCAGCGCATCTCGCTTGCTACTGGTGGCGCGGTTCGTAGCGAAGACATTTGCATGGTCATCAGTCCGACCATTGCAAACACCATTTCTCAGTCGGATGAAATTCGCAACTACGTCAAGAACTACCCAGCTGCGCTGCCGTTCTTGCAAGGTAGCGACATCTTCAGCCGTTACGGCCTCCCGCCGAATCTGTTCGGCGTTTCGGTTGTCGTTGACGACTCGGTCAAGATTACGACCCGCAAGGGCGCAGCCTCGGCGACTCGTTCGTTCGTGTACGGCAACTCGGCAATCTTCGTGAGCCGCCCCGGTGGCTTGATTGGTGTCGAAGGCTCGACCTCGTTCAGCACCTGCCAGATCTTCGCATTCGAAGATATGACGGTTGAGAACTGGGACGATCCGAAGGATCGCCGTATTGAAGGTCGCGTCATTGACAACAGCACCTCGGAACTGGTTGCTCCAGTCTCTGGGTTCCTGTGCGCCAACGTCACGGGCTAATTCTTCAGCCTCTCAGGATGAGGGCGGTGGGGACTTCGGTTCCCACCCCCCTCTCTAGGCGGAACCTATGACCGCATACGCCACCTACGCCGATTTGGAAGCCGCGCTCGACGCTCAGATCATTGCACAACTGTGCAGCGACCTCGGTAGCCCTATGCTCGGCTCCAACCCGGTGACTACGCACGCGCTGGAACGCGCTACGGGGATCGTGCAGGCGTACACACGGGTAGGCAACATCTACACCGATTTGGATTTGACGACGCTCTCAGCGGCTCACGACCCCCTGCTGATGACGCTCGTTGTTGACTTGGCAGTCGAGGCGCTCTTTCAGCGTCGCGCCATGAAGATCACCCCAGCCGTGGAGCAGCGTCTCAAGCAGGCGTACTCGATGCTGGAAGCACTCCGGGACGGGAAGATGATATTCGGGACGGTCGCCAAGGCGGCAAGCGCCGGGTTACCCGAAGTGCAAGCTACGCCAACGATGACCAACGCTTGGTACAACGGCGTAAGCACTAGCGCATTCTTCCGCCCTCGCCTCCCGAACACGATGCCGGGGAACTGACGTGGAGCCGTGGCGCAAGAGAATCAGCAAGGCACTTGCCAACGATGCAATCCGTAACGGCATTGCGGCGGCTATTGCGTCTTACGCCAAGCAGCACATTGCAAAAAGCGAAGGACGCGGCCCGAACGGGGAGACGGTTGCCCTCGCGGCGCTCAAACCCATGTCGGGCGAGTTTTGGACGACCAAGAAGCCCCGGGAGGGGCAGACAGCCAGCGCAACGCGTCAAGTCCTTAAGGCGGTTAGCCGCAAGAAGAAGGACGGCTCGTTCGTTGTGAAGAACGTCATGGTGACCGAGTACAAGATGTCCGGGCAGTCCTACCGAAACGGCGGTCAGCCCCTCCGGGATACCGGAAACCTACTGCGGTCGATTGGGGCGAAAGCCGAGCAGACTGGCCCCGCCCGCCTCTCCGTGACGATGTCGGGCGCTATCTACGGCATCTATCATGAGAAGGGCTTCTCAACTAGCGGCCCGAACTTCATCCCGCTGACGCGCAAGGGCAAGCGCACCCATGCGACCGGGGCAAATCCCAACACCGAGAACCTGTCCCAAGGCAAGGATTACGTCATGGCGTGGGGCGGCGTAGACGTTCCCGCCCGTCCGTTCCTCGTCCCGACATCCGTAGAATTTAGTGCCATAGGCAAAACGATCAAAATTGGTCTAGCAAAGATCCTCAAAGGAAAACTCAAGTAATGGCAACCGCAATATTCGTCGCTGGCCCAACGTCAATCTTCGTCAATGTGGGATCTGGCTACGTCGAACTCGGGCAGACCGACAACGACAGCCTCCCGCAAGTCTCCTACTCGGACAACATCCATGAGATCAAGACCGTTGCGTCGGGTGCGACCCCAGAGGAGATGGTGGTACAAAACACGAGCGCAACGATTACCGTCACGCTGGTTAAGTGGGACGCGTCGGTATTGACAAGCCTTCAGGTGCGCCAGCGCGGTGCGGCGTACACCTCGACCGTTGGCCGCCTCTTGGTTGGCGATAGCGGTACGTTCGGGGTTCAAATTGACCCGGCGACGGCAGGCAAGACGGGCTACACCTTTGGGCGCTGCTACTTGATGGGTGACGCAATCGCGCACTCACAATTCGGCAACGTCGAGCAGCGTATGGGTTTGACCTTCCGCGCTATCCCAGACGGTAGCAATTTGCTCGCCGCCTCTTATACTTCCTGACATGATCGACCTTACCCCAGATACCGACCCGCTTCTCTTCCGCGTAGAAATCCCGTCCGGCGCGTTGGTAGTCCAATGGAACGAGGCGCTCGCCGCATTGAGCGGGAAGCAAGACGGGCAACCGCAAGTCGCGGATGTCGCAGCAGCCTTACGAAAAGTAGCACGCTCGCCCGAAGTAGCTGCTAACGCGTCGGACGAGATCCTCTTCGCAGTCTTTGCTCGCATGGGTAAGGCGGTTGAGCAGGCGGGAAAATAACAAGGGGGGTTGCCCAATTCTTGGCAACCTACGGACGGCTCCCCTCAGACTTTGACGGACTAACAGCAATGGGACTCGCGCAGAACATCCCCATGATTGAAGCGCGGCAAGCCCTCATGCTCGCGCAGGGTATTGCTATCGCGTTTGGTTCGCCCGAGCTGACGGAACACACGATCCGAACCGCTACCGGGGACAACGATCTTGCCTTCCGCGTCCGCATGAGCATGGAACACAACAAGGCGGCAAACCAATGACCGTGCAAAGTAACGCGGGCATCTGGCTTGCGCTGCGTGACGAGATCCGTAATTGGATGTCTACGAGCGGCTACGGGGATGCCGTCTATGTGGCGGAGAAGCCCGGAGACGAGATGCTTGCCCAGTATGCGGTACAGATCGTCCCGAGCGGAGACGCTGCCCTGCACCCTCGTAGCGGCGTTGGGCTGCTTGAGTCAACGATTCAAATTACGGTCTGGTGGCGCGGCCTATTTGACAACACCAACCGGGCTACCGAGCGCATTGCAGGGGATGAGGGAATTGAGCAATTCATCGACGGGCTACGCACGCTCCTGATCCAGAACACGCTCGGCGGTCGGCTGACCATCCCGCTTACATGGCGTAGCGGCGGGCAGATCGAAGCGGTAGACGAGGCGGTCGGTTGGATGCGTGGAACCGAGACTTTCCTGTGCGCGTTTGAAATGACATGGGAGGTTCAGTAATGCAAGACCTAGGCAAGATCACCATCGACATCAACGAGGGCGGCGGGTCGTCTGCTGGCGGAGCGCCATCTGGTGCGAGCGGCGGCAGCGGTGGCGGTGGCGGAATCAACATTCAAGCCATCATGTCAGCAGCAGCCAGCGCCCTTAGTTTCGTTGCTAGTGTTGTCAAGAAGGCATTCGACGAAGTCGCCAAGGCAGCGCGATACATCTACGACTCTTTGATGCGCTTGCATTCGTTCATCATGGGCTTTGCGGACGACATCCGTGAATACAGCCCCGCAATTCAGTTGGCGGAAATGGGAAACGAATTGGAAATGATGGCGAAGAAGATGCGGATGAGCGCCGTGACAAGTCCGTTTATAGCCGCTCAGATGGTGCAGTCTGGACGCGTCGAGCGAGCCATGCTTGAGATTCGCGGGTTTACGGCTTCGCTTGGGGCTATCTTCCTTGAGCCAATTACCAAGGCAGTCGCCGACATTCTTGAGAATATTGTCGTTCGTCTTCCTGAAATCATTGAAGCTATCTACGAAGCTGCCAAGTCGGGCGGGTCGATGTCCATGAAATTCGGGCAGGCTTTAGTTGAAAATCATGCGATATTTGGGGTGGGCGGAATGACGCTTGGCGCATGGCTTATTCAGTTTGGCGCTGCGGCAATCAATATTTCCAAGGGCGTAAAGAAGTTAGCCGACCGCGCAGACGCGGAAATGTCCCTGTCTGACCTCAACAAACCTTTCCTAAACGACCTACGACTGATGGGGGCGCGGATCTAATGCCAAGTAACGGAAGCACCTTTGTCTCGTTCACGTTTGAATCAACGACCTACACGCTTCCCTACACCAACATTTCGGCGTATGAGCATAAGCCCGTCTACGCGGAAGATGGCTACACGCTTATCCGGTACGAGGTTCACGTTGCTGGCAGCGCCTTGATTTCGGACGGCACAAATACCTACACCGACCTCGTCGCTCGATTTCAAAAAGCCACAGGACGCGTTGACAATGTCTATATCAGCGTGACAACGCCAGAGGGTACGGAAGACCTTCTCAATATCAGCCACCCCGACACCATGCGCGGGCCGCTAATGTCGCTTGCGGTGACGGAAATCAATGGCCGCCGCGCTTGTATTGTCAATTTCACGATTTCGGCGGCGTTGGCACTAGACGGAAACTCACAAGACCCAAGCCCGTACCCGATTCTTTCGCACCGCTGGACATCTCGCTTCGCTCTTGATGCGGGTGGTCATATCACGCGCACGGTGTCGGGCGTATTGGTCGTTGATCTTGCAGCAACCGGGACAACCGCTACAGCCGCCGCGAGTGGAACATCAGGAGCCGTAACCGGGAAAGCACCCTACGCGGATCTCTTTCGCCGAGCGATTCTTCCAGTTGCCCCGGGCGTAGGTAATTGGCGGCGCGAGTCTCAGACCTACGCCTACAACGAGGCGGGCAATTCGCTCATTTACGAGATCACCGATTCGCAGGCTCGGACGGCTTTACCCGATGCCGCGTTCTCCGGTTCGGCTGAATTCACCTACGAGCGCAATGCAAATATGTTGGCATGGGGACAACTGCGTTTCTCATGTGATCTAGAAGGTGCAGTCAACGGCGATGTCCGGAGTCTGATTTGGGCGGCCGTTGTTCTTGCTCAGTCGCGCATCATCTTTGCTCGCTGCAAGATCATGCGGATAGTGGTGACCGAGCAGGATATGCTCAAGAAGGCAAAGATCCGATTTGAGATGGACGCGCTTTCCCCGGCGATTGCTACGGACGCGGCTGGCGTTTCGTCTTACGCCGTTCCGCTTGCTCAAATTGTTGGTAAGTTTTTTGCCGTTGGTCGCTCTTGCCCAGCCCTTCCTGACCCGTATAGCCCCTACAACGGCGTTGCTGGTGTCCCGCATTGGGTCGGTAATGAAACAAGCGCCAAGACACAGACCACCCAGACCATAGCGGTTGCGTCATGTATTGCGGTCATCAACGAATATTGCAGCCCGGGAACCCCAACCATCAGTATTGAGGTTCCGGCGACTCAATTTGACACCATCAACGCCGTTATCAATGTCGGCGTGTTTAGTACCGATCAGCCGCTTGCACAGTTTAATGGCGACGGGCAAACGACATCCGTAGAGCAGTCGAAGACGACTACGAACGTCAGCACCCAGACGCGGATGCACCGACTGCAAACGCTTTACACCGAGGGGTCGGATTTCGTGTTTCAAACAGGCAAGGCATCAGTTACGCTAGAAGAGACGACCGTAGTCTCTCGCGTCAACATCCCACCCGTCCGAACATTCCGGCCCATCCCCGCTGGTTTTATGGTCATCCATGACGACTGGAAGGTCAATCATGGAAACGTCGATCCGGCAGGGCAGCGCACATTCATCGGGGTCTACACGCGCACGCTTCGCTCGTATGACGGCGGCGGGTCAACAAGCAATGGGTATTCAACCGTGGGCGGTCGCCGACAATGGTGGCCTTCAGGCTCAAGCCCCAGCGTTGCCGCTCCGCTTGCTCTTGGGTACGACGCGAATAACCAAATCGAAGCAAGCTCCGTGCTGGCGCTTGGTAGCAATGGGCAGGCTTATCAAGTCGGTACGGCACAGGACTACGCGTAATGGGCGTACAAGCGTACATCACCGCAGGGCAGACGATCATCCCCGTCCTCTTGCCTGACGCTGTCATGCAGGACACGGCGCGACAAATCGGCATACCAGAGGCTGACCTGTTCTCGGTTGATGTCCCGGTCGGGATGACGCAACACACCCGCGCCAGCTTCCTGATTGCATCGACTCAGGTGGCGGCGCTGTTTGCGGTCACCACCGTCTCCCTGACCCTTGAGGATTCAAGCGGCTCGTCGATTGTCATTGACAACCTGTACGCCCGACCCCCGCAGCCGTTCTTTTGGACGCAGCAGGGCGGCGCGGTGTTGGTGGAACTGGTTGACGAGCGTTGGTACTGGCAGTTCTCATCGGCGGCTTCGCTAACTAGTGGCCTTGAAACTATTACCATTGCCCCAACGTGGTCGTCCGATGGTCGCTGGCAAGTCAATAGCGCGACTGCCGCTCCCGCGATTACGACTTACACCGAACTCCTTGCACAAATCAGCTTGGCGGTAAGCTACGTCAACCTGACCGCCCCAACTGGGTTTACGGTGCAAAGCCCGGAGTACATGAGGCGGCTGAGTGACCTTTACGGCTCTCCGAACGTCAGCCTTGCTATGGTGCTTGATGCTGTCGCGGTAGCCAATCAGCAGATCATCATCAGCGACGGGTCGGTGACTCGATTCATTTCGCGGTCGAACCTGAAGGCGCAATACAACACCCGGATGCAGCTCTACCAGACCGCCATGCGTGGAGGTATGCAGCCCGTTAACGGCGCATCCACGAGCAGCAACGTGCTGGTTTCCCTGTACAACCAGACGGGGTATCAAGCACGAGTCCCGCTTAATTGCACCACCGTGTTGCCTATGCGTAGGGTTGAAGGTCAGACCTATTACAATAATTGCACGCTAGCCAACGTCCCCGCTGGTTCGCAAAGTTTTACAACAGGTCAAATATTCCCGTGGCAAACGGCGGCTACATTCTCTCGCGCCCCGAACAACATCGGCTCGGCTTACATCACAGACGCGTCGATTACCGTTCAAGATAGTGCTGGGTTGTTCTTATTAACTGCACCCGGCTGGGATCCAAACCCACTATTTGCCAAAATAGAGAACGACTACGCCTCTCGGAACTCAAACATCCCCTTTGGGCGGACGGTCTGGGCTGGGTGGATTCCGTGGTACACGTCAACAACGGTCACCATCGGGCAGCTCGGGAACGTCTCCTACCGCCTCGCGGTCATTGATGGGGAGTGGTCGCCCTACACCATCTCCTCGGCGGACGAGACAGACTGGCGTTTCGGGTTGCAGGGGACGAGCTGGAACGATCCGAGGGATATCGTCACCGCCAAGGGCAACGCGCAGGCGTACCGAAACTGCGTTGGGGCAACCATCATTGACGTACCGCCGCCCATGTGCCGCTCCTTCCCGGCAAAGATCACGGGTAACGAGTCCTACGGAAACTGGCGCTGGGCGTATTCGTTTGTCGAAGTCGAACCGAACCCGACCGTTGGCGCTACTCCAAGCGTCTCCATTGGGGCATACGCCCGCACGGCAGCGGGCGCAATCGTTGCCCGCAACATGGCCGAGAACGGGAACACCAGCCCGACCCGCATTGCGCCGGGGGTGCTTCAGTCGCACTACCTGAACGCGACCGTTGAGGCGCTCCCGATCTGCAACGACACCATCGTTCATATGGTTGAACAGTTCCCAACGCACACGGATCAAGGAATGCCAACTCCTCCTTACGAACCGCAGTATTGGTTCTCAATGCCGAACGCCGTTAAGGTAACTTGCACCGAACAGCAATAGGAGCCAGCATGGAAAAGTGGAATGTCATCTTCGCGCAGGGTGCAGAGTTTCAAGACATTGTCACGGTTGGCGTATGGCCGTCAACCTACCCCGCGCTCAACACGGCTACAGAATGGCGCTTGACCGTCTCCCAGCCCAATACGGCAGCGTTCTTGGTTGCCTCTAGTATTGGCGCAAGCCCCAAAATCACCCTCAATGTAGCCATGACCGTGGCGACCATCAAGGTTCCCGCGTCTGTTACGGCGCTTATGCCTCTTGGCAGCGCCCGGTACGACCTTGACATCTTCTTCCCTTCTAGCGTCACCAAGCGGCTTATCTCGCTCGGCGCTGCTCAAGTCAACACCTATGCGGGGGCGGTCTGATGTCAGACGTAACGCTCAACATCACCACCTCAGGCGTGGATATCAACGCGGGAGCAGTCTCGGCTATTACCGCCGGGACGGGGTTGACTGGCGGCACGATTACGGGGGTTGGCACGATAGCCGTGGACTTCGCCCCAAACGGGTCGGGGACATCTTCGCAGGCGGTTCGGGCGACCGATTCGCGGCTTGTGGCCGCCGTTACCCCTCCGCTCCATGCCAGCACGCACACGGCGGGCGGAACGGACGCGGTCACCATTACGATGGCGCAGGTCACTAGCCTTGTGACTTCCCTTGCTGGGAAAGCCTCAACGGCTATATCTATTGCTGGCGGCTCGGGGTTGACTGGTGGCGGTGATTTATCAACTAGCCGCGTCATAAGTGTGATCTACGGAACCGATGCCGACACCGTTTGCGAAGGTGACGACGCACGGCTAACTAATTCCCGCACCCCCACAGCGCACGCTGCATCGCATGGGTCGGCAGGATCTGACCCAATTACGGTAGCTCAGTCGCAGGTCACGAGCTTAGTGTCTGACCTTGCCGCAAAGGTTCCGTCAACACGCCAAGTGATTGCTGGCACGGGCTTGACGGGCGGCGGCGACCTGTCCGCGAACCGCACCTTCACGGTTTCCTATGGCACAAGCAGTAGTACGGCGTGCGTTGGCAACGATGCCCGACTTTCTGATTCACGCGCCCCGAACGGGTCGGCGACTGGGGATTTGAGCGGGACATATCCGGCTCCCGTGGTGGCAAAACTGCAAGGCGTAGCGGTGCAGTCATCTGCCCCAGCAAGCGGCGACTCGCTTGTCTATGTCCTTGGGTCAACTGAGTGGCAGTCACAGCCCGTGACGGATGTCCAAGCATTCACAACCGCAGGAACGACGACATGGACGAAACCCATCGGCTGCAAGGCCGTGGAAATCATCTGCATCGGTGGCGGCGGTGGCGGCGGTAGCGGTCACGCGCACGCGTCTGGCAGCAAGGGCGGCGGCGGTGGTGGCGGTGGTGCAGGAATTACTGCTATCAAATACGCAGCGGCAAGCCTTCCGGCAACCCTTACCCTGACAGTCGGCGCGGCTGGAACGGGCGGCGCAGGCGCAGCGGCTCCAAATAATGGAAATAATGGCGCGGCTGGCGGAATCTCTACGGCTATTAGCGCGGGGATCACCTACGCGTACGCGGTCGGTGGTCTTGCTGGCGCGGCAGGTACTAATAGCGGTGGAGCGGGTGGCGCGGCTAGCACAGCGGGCGACGCGCTCTATATCGGCGGCGCAGGCGGCGCAGGCGGAACAACAAGCTCGGTAGGCGCAACGGCTGGCTACAGCGTTGGCGCTCCCGGCGGCGGCGGTGGTGGCGGGATGCCCGGTAGCGGTACGGCGTTCGCTGGCGGCACAGGTGGCACGCGTCTCCATATTGGAACAGGCGGAACAAGTACGGGCGGCGCAGGTTCGGCAGTCGGGTACTACGGCTCAGGTGGCGGCGGATCGCCCTCCATTGGCGGCACGAGCGTTGCAGGCGGCGCAGGCATTTACGGCTCAGGCGGTGGTGGATCGGGCGCGGCTACCGTTGCGACGGGCGCGGGTGGCGCAGGCGGCGCAGGAATCATCGTGGTAATTTCAGAATTCTAACGCATACAAATGACCCTAGAAACCGCCTCATCTATCGACCGATGGCTTCGCTTTGCCCAGTTCTTCGTGGCGGTCACGGCTTTGGTGGCCGCGCTTGTCTACGCTGGCAGCCGTTCGGAACGCGACGAGCAGCAGACCCGCAGCCTCGAAAAGATGGCGGGCGAGCTAGGCAAGATTCAAGAACTAGCGACCGCTGGCAACGCACAGATACAGGTCATTGGGGAGCGCGTGCGCGGGCTAGAAGATCGCGTCACGCGTATCGAGAAGCGTTGAGCCGTTGGTGGCTCACCTTCGCCATGCTTGCCCTCCTCGCGGGTTGTAGCCCCGTGCAGAGGATCGCGCAGTCGTCGAACGACATCCGCGCCGAGGCTCAGGGGCTGATCCAGCGCGGGACGGAAACCGGAGATCCGGAGGTCGTTGCCCGGGCTACCCGTATTGACGCGCTCGCGTCCGGGATTCACGTCAGCCTGTCCGGGGTGGAGGACAAGACCCCCGCATGGATGACCATGTTGACCTACGGGGCTATTGCCGTGGTGGCCGTGGCGCTCGTCATTGTTCTGTGGCAGACCGGGCTAGGGACGGCGATACGGGTTGCTATTGGTTGGCTTCCTCGCCGGAAAGTAGTTGCGGCGGAGCTTGCGGTCGATATGCTAGATAAAGATCGCCCTGAAGGCGAGCGGGAAATGGTGGCCGTCATGCGGGCACAAGATCCCTTGTTTGATGCGGCGTTTAGAAAATCAAAGACCAGACGAAAGGCATAGACATGATCCTCGCAGACCTCTCCAGTCTCCTCGGTTCGATTTGGGCAGTAATTGCTTGCTCCGCCGTTGCGTTCGGCGCAGGCTGGTATCTCGCCACCAAGAAGGCAAGCAAGTGATCCGCGTTGTGATCCTCGCCCTCTGCATTGTGATCGTGGCGTGAGCGCACTCCCGGCGGTTTCGTGTTGCTGCGACCCCGGCGTGTTGTGGTACGCCCTCAAGTGCGAGGACTACTTTGCCAATTATTGCTGCGAGCCTGATTGCTCGCAGGCTCCTGCTCGCATTGAGTTCTGCATCGGCTATCTGATTTCGATAGGCATTCCCGACCCGCCAGACATTGCGACCAAGTGCTACTACATCAGCTATGACTGTTGCATCTATATTTTGACCGGATTCGACCAGTTGCCTTGCCCGAATCCGCTGTCGATTTATCCGGTCAATGTGGGCTATTTGGTCGAGGTCAAGAACCGTGTTGTAGGGGAGAACCCGTGTTGCTATGCCGATCCCCAGCAGCAAGGGAACCCGGGCGGGATCGCCAACATTCAAATCCCCGAGTACGGCCCCGCCATTGCGAACAACACGCAACTGCCCTGCGAGGAATTGGTAGCCGAGTGCTACGACTTCAAGGATCAAGCCGGAACGGTCAAGGGGAAAAGCGTCACGATTGCAAGCTCCGCTCGTACCTGCATTGAGACGATTGGCGTTCCTGCGGACGTTCGTTGCGATCACGGCCCGCCAGTCGAGATCGTCAGCCTCGACGTAGGTATGTCGCAGGAAATGGGCTTCTGCACCGTGCGCGACCCCGTCAGCCCAGCCAACTGCCCGAACCAAGTCACGCAGTCCTATGTGCAATACATGACTTGCCCGGACTGCGAGCCGGAGGGCGATTGCTGTGGCGCTACCCCGATCTGTGACGGTCTGCCAGACTATTGCGACAGTTTCGAGGATCGCTTTGAAACGTATGACGTGCGGACGTGCTACTCGCTCGGCAGTTTTGGATGCCCCGTTCACGAAGAGGACATCATGACCATCGTCTTCCCGGCCTGCTTTGCGCCGGGGATCGACCCCGAAAGCCCGGGCGCTCAGGCGGCGCTCAATGCCCTGTTCCTTGGCTCGTCCGGGATTGTCCACATCGACCAAAACAACACAGTCGCAACGGGCTGGGGAACGCTCGGAGCGCCCAAGCTGAGTGTCTGCGGTCTTGACATCGTCATCTTCTCAGGCAACGCGGCGCACATTGCCGAGCGCATCAACAACCGCATCGGGGCGCTGGTGACGGCTTCCGGTATCCCGCCTTGGTCGGCATGGTTCTGGTTCGGCAATCGCCAGTCCTGCGTGACCTGCGACTGGCAGACCCCGAACGACCGCCCCGGGTTCTCTGACGGCGACACCCTGACGGTTGACCGCGTGGAGTTCACGAACGGGAACCAAGACATTACCGTCACGCTCGTTGGCTCGTCCCCTCGTTACTACGCGTGCGCCTCGCAGACCCTGCTCGTTGATTACCCTTGGCGTAAGACGAGCGAGAACACTTGCAACGCGTCCATTTCGGCAATCACCGCCACCCCAAACAACTACGTCATCCAATGCCTGTCCTTCCCTGAGTATTCGTTCGGGGAGCGGTACACCATGAAGCGCGTGCAGGAGTACGGGAACGGCACTATCCCGATCTGCGTGGATATTGCTTTGTTCCAAAACGCGACCAACTGCGAAGCCCGCGATGGTTGGCCGCTTGATGACATCACCGTCAATATTGGTGGAAACGACATTGTCCTCGTCTACGGCTGGTCTTCGCTCTGCCCCGGGATGCCTGACCCGCGCACGGGTTGCTACGCCTACCCATTCACCTACACGCCAGCGCCATGCTGTCCACAGGGAGAAGACTGCTCACCGGGCGGGCAATGGGATATTGACCATCCCCTCCCGATACCTTGCTTACGTTCGTTCCAAGATCCCAAAATCTACTGCAAGTCTGACGGCTCAATCGTCGCCCTCACATCATGACCATCGGCACGCTCAACGTCTCCGGCATCTCGCTCCCGATCATTGATTGCAAGTCGTGGCGCGTGGCTGGTACGTCCCCCTTCTGCACCCGCAACCTTGACGCGACCAAGTGCGATACCTGCGAGCAGCGCGAAACGCGGGAAGGCAACATCATTGACCCGCCCCTCTTCCTTGGCGCTGGGCCTGCTCGCGCCCGCACTAAGCTGACCACCGAAATGCAGCCGCCCGCGCCGGGGACGGTTGCGCCTCCTCGGATGCGCGGACTAGGTGACGTAGTCGCGGCGATGACAAGCGCGGTCGGGATCAAGGCGAACTCCTGCGGCCCGTGCGCGAAGCGGCGCGAGGCGCTCAACCGCCTAGTTCCCTTTGGGCAAAAAGAAACCTCGCCGCCACCCGAAGGCAACGGCGAGGGAGAGGCAAAGTAATTAGCGAATGCGGAGGCTTGTCCCGCGAGGGAGCAAGCGGCATCCGGGGATCTCACCGCCAGCCTCAAGGACGATCCGGATCGCTTCCTTGTTTGGCTCGGTGACGATCTTGACGAGCGGGACTTCAAGACCCTTGACGGCATCGTCGTCAATCTGAAGCGACTGCTTTCCGCCATTGCCAGCGACCGACAGCTTGAACCGGGGCGTTTCGATCTTCAACCGCCCAGTCGTTTCCATTGCCGCCTTTAGCCCTTCCTTGAGGCGTGTGGCAAGGGCATCGTCAGCCGCTGCGAGCGCACGGATGCGGGAGGCTTCCTTGCCTCGCGCCTCCGCTCGTATTTCCAATTCGCGGATGAACCCCGCGTAGGACTCCGCCTTGGTGTCAAGGGCAACATCTAAACCGCTCAGATGCTCGTTAAGCGCTTCCTGCGCTTCCGGCGAGTCAATGCCATGGTCTAAGACCGCCTCAAGTATACCTTGCATTTCGGACGTAATTTGATAGAGCGACATTAGAACGGAACCTCCTGCTTAGATGCGATGACCTTCATGATCTGGAGCGTGTCGCCGACGCGCTCAAGCTGCAACTGCATACAGCCGTTGACGTGTTCTTTCGCCATGTTGACGTACTCTTGTATGGTTGTGGCGATCCACGCTTTCCCGTGCTGGCCGTCCACCTGAATGGCGTGAGCCTTGCCGACCCGATCAACAACCCGCAGGATGTCGAAAGTCCCCTCGTATACGTCTGGGTACGCGTCAAGCGCCTTGGTTGCCGCCTTGACTTCTGCCACAGGCTCAGGAGCGGGCTTGGTTGCCCTAGGAGCGGTCGGAGGCGGCGGAACGGCTGTCCGTGGGTCTTGCGGCTTGAAGGGCTTACGCGGCTCGCTACGCGGTGCGCTTGGGCTAGTGGTTGCGTTGCCGTCGTCATCGTCCTCGCCAACGATGCCCGTGATGGACGCGAGCGCGTAGCGGCGTAGGTAGGTGATGACCGATCCCAACTGCTGAACCGTAGCGCGGTCAGGCAAAGCGGACATAGCCGTCTCCGCCATCCATTCCCCGCTCGCGTGGAGCAAGGTGGTCGTCACTCCGACCGCCCCGCCATCGGTGCTGACCGTCTGCACGGCGCTGATCCCGTGACGGGCAAGCGGCAAACGGACGGCGTTGATGATTGCGCCAAGGCTGGCGTATCGGCTCTTGAAATGCGGGTTTACCGCGTCAAGGCTAGGGTTCACGATTTCCAAGTTCGCCGCCGCCAGCGCTTTCGCCAGCTCCCCAATAGTGTCACTTCGTTGCATAATGTCCTCTCAAGACTGCGCGGCTCGCCGCACTCGACCCCGGCGAAATGCTAGGGCATGAGGAGGATACGCCCCCGTATCCTCTATGTCAAATCGTGACAAGCGAAATAGCCGTCATTGACGCGACCCCGTAGCGCTTACTAGCGTTCAGGGAAACGACCTGCGCGTCATCGTGGTACAGGATTCCCGTAAGGGCATCAAGGACGGCGCGGCAAAGTTTGTCGATGTCAGGCTTGCCGGGGTGGGTCGGAGCGCCAGCGCGGAGTTCACCCTTACTGGTGTAGTGGCTCTTGGGGCGAACGAAGACAAAGGTAATCCCTATCCCTACGGGTAGCCGCGTTGGTGGGTCTTTACGCGCTTGGCTTGCGGCGAGGGAAACGAGAGCGCGGTAAGGCTTGACCCTCGCGCATGACTCCACAAGCGAAACACGGCCGCCGCGCACGAATGCACGCTTTGAGCCTTGCGGGGCAGGGATTCCAACGACTACGAATTCAAGCACGTTGCGCCCGCTGGCATACGAGAAGCGCCTGCCGTGCGCGGTTGACTTCTTTGATTTGGGCGGTGAGCTGCTCGCGCATATAGGTGATCTCGCTTGCGGCTTCTTTGAGCAGGGGGTCGGTGGACTCGCTCGCCGTGATGCGGTCGATGATGTCCTCTTCCCAATCCCCGCGCATGGTCAGCCTTCACCTTCATAAAGCGCCCGAACTATTGCATATTTCAAACGCTTTACCACGGCTTTATTTCTTTCTTCAATTTCAACCATGAGCAACGTATTTCGATTTGCAAGCCTATCGCATTCCAAATTAAGGCGTTTGATTTCTTCCATTGCTTCTTTAAGTGTAATTGGTGTTTTCATGTTCTTTGAATTTGATAGTAAAACGACCCCGCCGAGGGAACGCCCCCCGGCGGGATCGCCGCAAAAACCTTGACTACCGCGCAACGCGGCGACTCCCCAAGACGATACGGCACACCGCTGAACGGCTGACCCGGTACTTCCGGGCGATGTCTGACTGCTTCATCCCCTTGCTCTTGTCCTTGCGGATGCCTTCCACCGTCAGGGTGTCAATCTTGAACACGGGACTCCCCCTTTGACCGCGTGATCTTGTACCGCTGGTCGGCGCGGATCGAGACGCGGATGCGGTCGTGATTGCTTGATCCTTGCAGGTTGGCAAAGATCTGCGCGACCTGATCCCCTGCCTCGTCAAGCAGGATGATCGACTCGTCACGCTTACGGAGGGTGATGGTCAGGAAGCCGCCTGCGATGGTGTTAGCTGACATGGGCGACCTTTGTATTGGGGTTGCACTTGGTGATGAAGTTCACAACGCGGTTCATCAGATCCTCGCGTATCTCGTCCTGCGTGTCACCCTCTTCAAAGAGGCACAAGCTGCTGAACCGCGTCCCCTCGATACCCTCGGGGTTGGTCTGCAAGAGGTATACCGAAGCCCGCCAGTAGGCGAGCGGGGTATTGCCGTCCGACTCGTCCACCGAGTGCAGCATTGGGTCGCCGCCCACGATGACCAAGACCGGGCGGTCAAACTTCCCCGCCAGCCCGCGCTGGACACGATCCTCACTCAGCCATGCGGGGTAGCCATCCTTGCGATTCCATTCCACGTCATGCAGCACAGGCCGCGCCCAACGGTTGTCTTCTTCTTCCATTATTGCTCTTCCTTTCGTGCTTTGAGCATTGCATCGGCAAGGCGGTAAGCAACGACCGCTGCTGAGTTCATGTCATCCCAATGCCATATATCATCCTCTTGCTGCTTCGCCCAAAACTCGGTCGTATAAAACACAACCCGAAGCATTTCAACGGCCATGCGGTCGCGCTCTTCCATTACTTGACCTCCATATGTGCCAACCAACCCCAATCGCGCAACATGGCAAGCTCTCTGTCAGTTAAGCGAGATGGGCCATTTTTTGTCAACTGCTTGCACACTTCTAGCCGCGCATCATTACGCTCTTTGTAAACTCGTTCAATCTCATCGGCGGCTTCTCTCAATATGGTTGGTTGTGAAATAGTCAGATTGCCATCCCAATCATCACCAACTTGGCTACATCCGCAGGAGCATCGGAATGTCGTTCCTTTATCTTTGAGCGGCTCACCGCATTGCCAACCAAATCCAGCAATATTTCTTAGTCGAGTAACAATGTCATGCTTGAACATTTTGTTTTCCTTGAGTTGATTTTGATCTATTTGCGATACGTTCTAAATCCCAATACAGCTCCGCGTTGCATCGGTCGCATTCTTCTGGCTTGCCGTGTACATGAGGCGGCAGTTCTTTCAGGTCTGACTGCACCCATTGGTTGTTACGAAACAACATCATCTCTTTCATCGTTCTCCGTTCTTGTAGCAATCCCAGCCATGATCCTTGGCAACCCATTCTGGCTTAGTGGTAAACGAAACCATACCGCCTTGATTTTCTGAATTGAAATCTTCGGTCATTCGTTCGCACAAATCCCGCCGCGCCTCGTCCCGCTCCTTGCGGAGCGCGTCAACCTGTTCCGTCAGGCAGTCAATCTCCTTGCACAATATCGCTAAGTCTCTTAGGTCGCTCATGTCGTTTCTTGCTCCACTTGATTGTTGGTGTCAATATCAGATTTCAAAACCATGCCGTAGTTGTTAATGCCTTCGGGAACAATAAATCCCTTGCGTCGAATCAATTTGGTTTGCTGGAACGATGAGTAGTCAACGTGATGGTGGCATCTTCCGTAGCGAGTTACTATGTGTGAGTACATGGGATAGGTGTTAACCAGCATTTCAGACTTGGGTCGCGTGCCTTCGTGGTCGTAAAAGTCCTTTGAGTTTCCACCTTTGACCGTTTGCGTTGCTGCTTTGTTCTGCAAGAACGCTTGAAAGAGAATCGTCGCGTATCCATGCGTGAGAATGTCAAGCGACAGGATGGTGTCTTCGTTGTAGCGTCCGCGCCATCTGAATGGAATGTCGTTGCGGATTAAAATGCATGAATAAATACGAGTATTTATTCGATATGGTGCTTTTTCTCGGCGACCACCACCTGCAAAAAACCGATATTCAAAACCCGCTTGAGCAACATTCTCGTAGCGTTCTGCAAAGTCTTCAGCAGCGGCAAACATCGCGCCAGAATTAACGCGAATGCGCTCGTTGTGATTTAGGCGGACGAACCCATTTATATTGTCGTCGAGAACCCAATGCCAAGTAGCTCCGCTGGCTATGGCGTGCGCCCAGCAAAAGTTTCGCGCTGCTCCCGGCCCTTTGCTTTTTGAATCTCCAAGATTGTCAAGCGTGACGTAATCAGTAAGAAATTGTTTATCCAGAATCAAGATTTTGCGCGGTTCAATGACCGCTGCATATTCGGCGTATTCGTGTGCCTCAACAACAATAAAGTACGGCACGCCCATCGACTCAAGTGTCCGCGCCGTCATTCTGGTTTCCCAGCGCCCTTTGCTAACGATATAAACGGGGTGTCTAGGGTTCATTGACATATACCTTTTTATCGACAGACCGCACCGGGAAAAACAGGCTTTTAGTAGTTGGCGCAATACGAGCATCAATCAATGCTGCAAAAGCCCTCATGTCTTCAAAGGTTTCAAAGTGAACTACTACCGACATGACTGACTCTTTGCATGGCTGGACAAATTCAGGCATCCCCTGCCATTCCGCCTGCCATGATTTTTCGGTTGGAAAAAGGCTATCCATGCTTGTTATCCGTTGTTGGTCTTACTTAAAGGTTGTTTTTAATTTAGTTCTTCGATCTTCACGCAATTAAAGAAGCACGGTGTTGACTCGCCAACATAACAACCAATGACATTGAACTCAAAGAACTCTTCGGCTTCGTCATGTGTCATGCCGTCTCGGTCAATCAATATCTTGATGCATTTTTCATGGTCATAAACGGCAAAGCATTTATTGAATTGTCGCGCCAGACCAATAAAGGCATCTTCGAACCCGTCAGCTAACAAAACTTTGTCGCCGCCATCGTCGTTGTTTTGCATTTCATGTATTGAACTCACTCGTACATCTCCGGCGGTCGCGCCTCTAGGTACTCCCGGGTATGGCGCGAGTAGGTGCTGTTGATGACGAGCGCCATCGGGAAGTCTGACGGCACGCGCTCGTCGTGATCTAGAACCACGTTATCAAGGCTCACAGAAAGGATCTTCCAGTCGAGCAAGCGCCATGCTGGCTGGTCACCCGCATCCGGGTTGCCGCCATCGACTTGGTAGCGACCTTCTAGGAGGACGGTCACGGCGTGGGACATGAGGTACTCGGCAACGACTTCCGGGATTCCGTACAACTGGTCAACGTTGATGTCGTATTCGATTTCTTTAAACTTGATCTTTTTCACGTCTTTCATGAGCGGAACTTCCTTTCGGTAGGGGTAGTGGCAAAGAGGCTGTCAGGGATGGAGGAAACAACGGCAATGAATACGCGCTGCGCCTTACCAGCGCGACCAAGGCGCGTGCCGCCAGTAGGGGCAATCAGCCCTGCCGCGTGCAGCTCGCTGACCCTGCGACGCGCTCCCGCGTGTAGGTGGGCTTTCGCCTCCGCCTCGTCTGAGGTCAGCCCATACGCTCCCGCCGCCTTGAACGCGTCAAGGAGCGCGGCTTGAAGCCCTGCGAGTTTGGGAGCCATGTCATCGGCGGCCGCGTGACTGGTCGCGGGGTCGGTACGCCGTGCGGTCACAGGCTCACCACCGTGTTCTCGTGGCGAGCAATGAATGCGCCTTCGGCTGAGTCGATCTCGTCCACGCACGCGGCGAAGGCGTTCTCGTCATCGTGGTCAACGGCGGCAAGGTCGGCGTTTGCGCGGATCACTCGCTGGCTTACGTCGTCGTTAATTTCACGGGCGGCGGCAAGCAGGGCATCGTTGTACTGCTTGGCAATACGGTCGCTGTTCAAGGCATCGGTGACGGTCATTTGGGTCTTGGTAGACATTTGCTCAGTCCTCTCAAACTGGGTGCGTTTGTCAGCGGCACGCGCCTCTGACATCGGAAAGATACTGACAAGTACATCGGCTCGCAAGGGGTCAATCTGTAAGTTTGTTGACGGATTTCCACACAATCGCACATTCCTAGCCTGAAACCCGCATCAAATAAATTGACACCGCGCCCGATTATGATGCCGCTCGGTGTGCCAGCCGCGCTGGTGGTCGGCTGGCGCGGTTGGTACGCCAAAAACAAACGCGGCTCGGGACTTTCGTCGACCGAGCCGCGCTTCCGGGGGTGAGGTAAGGAGCGGTCAAGACCGCCCCGCCACATGGTGGCAGGTTTATGGTATCATATTTCCAGCGACTCCCAACGTGGGGATAGCCGAGCGGCTGCAACTGCTCAAATTCTCGACAACTGTAGGTGGGGCGGGTCAGCCCGCAGCCGCTCCTCGCCCTACCTGCGGCTTTGGTAAAGACATGGCACGACTACGACCATCTGACATCTGGGCAACCGTCCAAGACTTGAGCGCGGGGGAGCTTCTGGTCATCCTCGCCCTCGCCGACTACGGCGAAGTGGCGTACCCCAGTCAGAAGAAACTGGCGGCGAAATGTCGCATGGCGCGGACGACCGTAAACACCATAATCAGCAACCTCCGCAATCGCGGAATCTTGACCACCAAAGGTACGGGGAAGTCTCTTACCTACACCATTCACCTGTCCGAAATCCGGACACCAACCTGTCCAAAATCCGGACATCAGATGTCTGAAATCCGGACAGGAGATGTCCGGAATCCGGACAGGGATCCTAACTCGTCCATTCAACTAACAAAACGAACTCGGAAAACGGCGGCGGAAAAACCTCGACTAGTACCCTTTTGAGCGAGCGGGATTTCAATATGCAAACGACAACATCAACAACGTGGATCGACAACAAGATTTATCTGTGCAAACTCTGGCCGAAGTACAAGCCCACCCCGGAGGAGGGCGAACTCCTGAACGAACGCTGGGGATCTTTGAAGCAGGACATCCTGCGCGAGTGCATCAAGCAGCACCGCCTCGAACGCGATAGCAAGCCCGACCTGTCCGCCATTCACAAGGCGTATTGCAAGATCACCGCTACCGCGCACACCGCAGGAGTAGCGAGTACCGAGATCGAGGACACCCGCGCCCAGACCTGCATCCCACCCAGCGCGAGCGAGCTTGCAGAATGGGAGGCATGGGCAGCAAAGACCCTCGCCACCGTGACCGATGCCGAGATCGAAGCCGTGCGCGACATGATGACCTACGTCCCCACCACCTCCCGCGTACTCGCCGTTGCCGTTGACTACGTCCGCTCGCAGCGGGGCAGGGTTGCCCCTAGCCGCGCTTGAACCACAAATACGCCTTCCACCCCATCCCGCCCCAAGGAACGCCGCACAGGGCAATCTAGGAGACATATGAGATACGCAAGCAAACCGAACAAAACGAAACTCGCACGCGCAGCCGCCTACCTCAAGTGCGAGGGCTTTGCGGTTGGCTTGACCCATACCGGGCTAGTCGCCGTAGACGAGGACGGGGTCGTCATCCAAGCCTCCCCATTTCGTACCAGCGCACAGATTTACCACCCCGTACTCAAAGTCTTCCGCGAGGAGTACGAGCCGCGCTTACCCGAAATCTACTGGTTCAGCGAACGCATAGCCCTCCTCATGGAGTGGGCGCAGGACAAGGACGCGAAAGAAATCCCGCACCTTATCAGCGTTTCGCGTCGCCCTGTTCCATCACGCGCTTCTCGCGCTATACTCGAAAGCATATGTCCGCCACCGCCATCAACACTTACGACGATTTCAAAGAACACATCCGCACCGCCGTTGAG